GTCAACGTTGACTCTGCGTGTGGTGTTTGAGTCATCTGCATCTGGTCTATCAAAATGATCGCCAATGCTGTGACTGTTACCAACTTCATAGTTAATTACATGTGCTGTTGCACTGCCGCTACCGCTACCATTGTTACCGCAGTCTTTGTAGTAGTTGAATCCACTGCTAAATCCAAGTCCATCATAGATGTGTACAGCATTGTTATAGATTGCATCAAACAAACTGTTTACAACTTTCATGCCACGTGGACCATCCACACTAGGTGCACTGCCTGTTGTAAACTCACCAATTTTGAAGCCTTTGTACATGGTTTTAAAATGACATGCATTGAACACAATGTTGTCCATATCATTGTCAGCAATTACACCAACATAACTGTTTTCCATGTTACAGTTAAAGAATGTAACATGATTTGTGGTGTAGGTTGCACTGCTAGCAATTTTTACACAGTAGTTGACATCACCAATTGAAGTTGGTGTTGCACTTAATGGACCAATAAAGTTTGTGTTACTTAACAACACATTATCTGCTTGATCTACTAGAAACACAGGATTTTGTGTTGTTGACTTAAATGTCATGCTTTCTATGACAATGTCGCTAGGGCGTGTAGCACCGCCTGTGCCAACACTAGCACTTGTCTGCTGCAAACTGTCTGCAGTTTGTGCCACAGGTGTTGAACCTGCAGTAAGTGTACCTTCAATTGTGCTGCTGTCTGGGCCTTCCCCTACTATTTTTGCATATGTTGGAATGTTTATGGTGCTGGTCACTTTGTATGTGCCTGCTGGAAAATACAATGCTCTACGCACTCTTGTGATCTGTTCACGAGCAAATAGTTCATACAGTGCTCTGTTTATAGCGGCTGTGTCATCTGTTGCACCATCACCTACTGCACCAAAGTCACGCACGTTGGCAAAGTCATCTAGTTTGTTTTGTAGTGTTCTTGTTACTGGACTGTTGGCGCTTGCGCCTGTTTGCGCACTAAAACCAATTTGGTCATCGCTGTAGGTATAACTGTCACTGCTTTCAATGAGGCTGCTTAAACTGGTAAGGATTTCAATATTTTCTGTGGTAGGCGCATCAGTGCCGCCATTGCCAATGTATAGTTTTCTTGTGTCTACTGCAAGACCAAGTTCACCCCTTGCAAGTTGAGGTAAGTTATCACTTACACCACTGCGGTGCTGGATCCTAGATATCTGTACTACAGCCACGTTGGTTCTCCTGAATTATAGTGTATTTATGCACCATAGTAGGTTGCTACACGATCCCACCAACGTCTTTTGTAATGGTCAAACTCTTCACCTTCAATGGTCCAAGTTTGATATTCATAATCTTTGCTACACATCAACACCACACCCTGCTGAATGTCTGTGCCATACACTTCGTTGTGTGCATCTGCATAAGCACACAACTGTAGGAAATAATCTTCAATCCATTCTGTTTTTTTAGGTTTGTTAGTTTGTTTGAAGTCTATGATAGCAGGCTTTCCGTTGTACACACCCACACAGTCTGTTGTACCTGCATAAACTTGCGGAAAGTACAATGGTACTTCAGTGCCCCAATATTCACTTGCGTTGCATAGTCCTTGCTCTACAATTATCGTGGCCATTTTGTGTGATTGTTGTGAGTATGGGTTGCTTCCTGGTTGTCCAAGTTCGCCTGTTGTTACGTAGTCTTCTAACCACTTGTGCATGCGTGTGCCGCGGCCTGCTGCTTCTGTCACAATCTCTTGTGCTTTCTTTTCGCCAACACGACGTTTCCAGTTTAGTAGTGCTTGCTTTTTTTCTTCGCTTTTGGTTCTATCTAGGATTGTGGTTACACTAGGTACTGCAGCACCATCAGGTGTACTGTACAATCTTTTACCGTCGACACTCTTACGTTTGAGTTTGTGGTAGTCATATGGAGAATTAATCATGTGTTAAGTATAGCACACACCTTATAAGTGGTCAAGTTTAATCTCTTCTAAAAAGTCCCTAGCACGTTGTGTCAGTGCCTGTTTACTGTGCATCATTTGTTGGTTGTGTACTAATACCGAAGTCAACTTTCGGTAAACCTCTTCCGGATCTAATTCAGAAAGAGCACGAAAACTGTTGAATGCAGCAATGACACGTTCTTGTTCATTACTGATTTCATCATAACTTTCATCGATCACAGGACTAAAAGTTTGAAATCCTAAACTGCGTAAATGTTTCAGGTAGTGTTTTCCGCCAAGCATTATAAATGGTCTACCTGCCATTAATGGCTTGGCCGTTTTTTCTGTAACAAAAAAGCAATCGTTATCTGAAACTGTTTCTCCCACAATACTGTACCAACTTGCGTTCATAATTGGCAAACTAATGTATTGGCTTACAAAAAAATTATTCAATTGATCTGTGGTATTAATATACCTATCAACTACCACAGTTGCATTATCTATTATCTGTTGAGGTTTATCGTCTACGGTGGTTAAGAATTTGCTTTTGTATATCCCAAAAAGATTTACAATGCATCTATCCAACATACTATTTGCTCTTAACAATTTAAAAAAAGTAGCTCTATGAGGTTTTGGATTTCCAAGCAGTACATCTGCAAGGTATAGTCTTTTTTCTGGACCCAAGTATGCCTGTGGTAATATTTGTTTTTTGTTTACTTCATGTGTTTTTACAAAGTGATAATTGTTGTATACATAAGGAACAGGCCACATGTGATCGGTTGAGGTAATACAACTTGTGATCATGTAATCACGTTTGGTTAATGGATTGCTAATCTTGTTATAATGAAGTTCATGATGCATATCACCTTTTCCTGGCCAATACATCTCAAAATCTTCAAATACAATGGTCTTGTCTGGAAGTGTATTACGATCAGTGTATTCGTGATGATCAAAATTTCTATATCTATAAAAACCTAATTTTTCTGGATTAAAATACGGATGTGGGTAATCATCGTCGTAGATGTTGCTGAGTATGCCATAGGGATTGTCATTTGTGTGCGCTAGGCGCATTGCTTCGTTAAATTCAGCTTGAGTTGAAAAACTAGTAATTTGCATTGATAGAGTACATCACTAATGGTCTATAAGTATCTCGTTTTATTAAAAATTGTACAAACTCTAATCCTTGGGGTGTACAGCATTCAAGAAATGTACGCCACGGCAGCCAATTTTTTTGGTCTGGGTGTTCATTTGCACCTTGTATGTCTGTTGTAAAGTTTGTGTTGTACTTATTATTTAAATATTCAGGAAACAAATTTAATTGTTCCAGAGGTATCCAATGTGTTGGTGTTATAGAAAATCCATCTAGCCACGTGGGCATAGGAGCATGATGTTGTCCTTGTACCTTTACACCTAACACAGTCATGGGCTCATGAGTTGGATTGTCGCACCACCGTAGTATAATTTCGTGATACAATTTCTTATGCTGATTGTAGTTCCAAAGTCCTTCTATATTATGTAGAGTATAAACCAGTTCGTTTATATTAGTGGCTAAACCGCTAGGAATTCTTGTTTCTGGGTGACGCCAGAAAGCATACAATGGTTTGTCTTGTGGTTGTTTATCTGTTGTAGTGATGTTGTTATTGTTGCACCATATCTGTAAATTAGCACTGCCAACTTTTGGAATGCTCAGTATAGAAAAATTGGTGTGTTCGTATATAACTGGCATACTATTTTATAGTATTACCAATCAATCTTCCAGTAAAAGTATGTGCCGCTAGAACTTTTTCTAGCAATGGTATAACCTAAACCTTCAAAGTGATTGATGACTTCCTTCATTTGTTCTGTCTTGACTGCGTCTGTTATTGTGCCTTGCCAGGCTTTGTAATAGTTTAGACCATCTGCATCATTGTCAGTCATTGGACTGCCAGTGATTGTTGAACCTTGTATTGTGACTGTGCTGGTGTTGGTTATGTTAACTGTAAACACACCACTTGCAATTGCATCTGCAACTGCAACTTCCATGATAGCAATCTGTTGTACCACAGTGCTTGTACCTTGTGCTTGTTCACGTGCGTTTGTTGCTGTTGGAAATCTAGCCATTATGCGTTCTTCTTTGCCATTTTGGTTGCAGTTGCATACTTTACTTCTTTCCAGCGAGCACCATAACGCTCTTTAAAGTCTGCATCTGGTAAACTCTTTTCATACTTTTTCATTTTAGATTTTTCTGGTTTGGTAAGTTTACGTTCGCCTGTGATCTTGCGTGAAATACCCTGTTGTATTGCAAGTTCGTTCTGCAACACTTTGTAATATTTGCTTGTGATGTGATCACGTATATTTTGCTCTTCGTCTTTGATAGAACCACGTGCAGCCTCAACATCATTGATTGTTTTGATTAGTTTTTGTTCCAGTTCATTTCCAAAAGTTTGAACCAACAATTGTGCTGCTTTTCCATGTTCGTTTGCATCTTTAAGTTCATCAAACTGTTTAGCAACGGCTGCGAGGTGCTGTGAACCATATGCTTCTGGTAGTATGCTTTCTTCACGTTTGTTCATTGCACGTTTAGCCATTTGCCCTACTTTTTCTTCTGGTGGAACATCTCCTACAGGTGCGTCTGCGTCAGGTTTTCCTCCAACAAAAGTTATGTTTTCTGCATCAAACTGTTGTATTACATTTTTAAGTTCTGGTTCGCTGTCATATACACTTTTGAATTTGTCATAGTCCATGCTTATACCAGCATTGGACAATGAGTACAAGAAATCTGCCATGCTAGCAGTGCCATCCTTGCTGTTATTTTTTACAAGGTCAGCAACTGCTATAATACTTTGTACACTGTCAACAAATTCTCTAAAGAGCATTATTCAGCCTTTTCACGTCCCATTGGTTCTTCGCCACCAACTGCAGCATCACTTGCGCCAAAGTCATCTTCTGGCTCTGCGTCTAGTGTTGGATCTGTGCCCATTTCTGCATCTGGTGCTGTAATTTCGCCTGGCTCGTCGCCCATTGGTTCTGCAGGTGTTTCGCCTACCAATATACGACTTGCTTCATCTACACTTGTTCTTGCTGTACCTAAATTGTCTAGCAATCCTTGTAGTGCAGTGCTCATGCTGCCGCTGAAACTGTCTGCAACGCTACTGTCCATTTCATCGCGGATAGCATCTGTAAGCGGTGGAAGATCTTCGTTGATCATTTTGCCAACATCTTCTAGCATGCCCTGAATTCTATCTACCATGTCCTTGGCTGCTAGTACAAGTTCTGCGTTCTCAACTTCACCTTCTGTGATAACACTTTCGTCGGTTCTTTTTTTCTTAGCGTCTTTAGCAGCCTTCTTCATTGGCTCTTTTTTGTTGCCGTCTTTGTCTAGATCCAAAAAGTCAGGTTTGGCTTTTGCTTCTTCCAAGTGTGCTTCGAGTGCTTGTTTAGCAATGCGCAGTTCTTGAAACTGTTTGTTGTTAAATGCACGAGCGCCTTCGCGGCTTTCCATTACAGCAAGGGTATCACTTAGATTTTTGTGTAATTTTTCTGCTTTTGATTCTGAGAGCCTGTCTACATCGATAGTATAGCCGAAGATTTTATTAGCAACTTGCGCAATCTTCTTACTACTCGGTGCAGGCACCAATTCGTTAAGATCCATGGTAGATTCCTTTTGTGTCTATTATAGTATTTATGTTAAATTAATTGAAACTAGATTTGTCTGAAGTTCTGATTTTGCATATTCTAACCTAGCAATATCCTCGCTAAGTCTGCAGTTTAGAATACTTTTACGCACTTTACTGGCTTTGCGCATACTGTGTTTATAGAATAAGCAGTCTTCATTCAATTTGCTGATGCGGAAATCTAAATCTTCTATAAGCCTTGCTTTGTGATATTCCTTGTTAATGCAACTTATTGCGTATCCAACAGCACTCTTTTTGTAAGCAAAACTTTTGTCTTTATATTGCCATACACCTTCACACTGCTCTATAACAATGCCATTAACTGTTATGCTCGTAGGTGTATTGTTATACAGTTTTACTTTGACATGTGTGCCGTCAACTGTACGATTAAACTGTTTACTGAGATTGTTTACCAGATCTAATTTTGTAGAATAAGTCGCCATCAATTTTTTTCCTCATTATAATTGATTTGTTTACTAAACTATTTGCTAGATTTTGTTCATATTCTGTGAGATCTCTTTTGCGCACATTACCTTCTGCTTCTATGCGCTGAAACATGTTGTGTTCATCATTGTTCACATAAACCGGAATACCAGGAAATGCTTCGTGTGCTCTCATTAACTTAGTTCTACTGTTTGCCCAGGCTTGAGTGCAGCTTTAGGATCTTTGGCTCCTGGCACACTGCCTTTGGGTTTGATTGTTGATTTTTTAGTGGCTGGGTCAACTTCTACATCTACTTTGTCTAGATCAATTTCTACACCATCGCCTGCTTCGATCTTGTTGCCCATGCGTTTTGTAATTTTAATTTCTTGTTCGCTAACACCTCTTTCCAAGGTTCTTTTTAGCATTTCAATGTTGCGTCTTGCACTGACTTTGATGTCTGGGTTTGCATCCCATGCTGCTTGCTCTTTGTCAATTAAACTTTTGAGTACATCTGCATCGCCTTTGCCCATTTGAGCAGCACGTACTGCGTCTAGTACTTCACGCTCTGCTGCTTTGCGTTCTGGGCTATACACTGCATTTATTTGCCTAATAGCATCATCTATGGCTGTGTTTTCTACAAATTCTCTTAGTCTCATCGGTTTAATGCCTTTACTCTACGACTTGCAGGGTTTACTCTTTTGGTTCTTTTTGCTTTACGAGCCATTCTAGCACCCATTCTTGCTTTTGTCAATTTAAGTTTGATACGTTTTTTGATGTCAGGTGCCGCAAAGCACTGTGCTGGTGTAGCAACAATGCGACCTTTGCGTCTGCCGCTGGTGCAACGATATTTGCGCACGACTTTGTTGCCACGCTTGGCCCAAGCCATGCCCTCGTTGAGGCCCAACACTTCTGGTATGATATCACCTATTAACATGTAGTTATTTATGGAAAAACTATTTGAGTAAAACAAACACTGTGCTGCTGAGTGCGACAGCAAGTGCACCTATGATGGCTGTGGCCCAGCCTAGCAGTTGACGATTGCGGAACTGGTCATTCTTTACAACCGCAGTTCTTATTTCTGCAATATCGTTGTCCTGCTTGGCCATATGTTCAATGATACGATCAAGTTTGGTATGCAATTGGTTGTACCTTTCACTACACAATTCAACGTGTGCTTCAAGGCTCTCTTTTTCAATATCCGTCGTTGACATAAGTCCACCCTACTGGTTCGTGTAGTTGACGCTTGAGTGTTTTATATGTGCCTGTGTATTGCCTAGTGTGTGCCTTTTAGCATCACTGTTATTTATTAGGAGGTGACCCGCAATATAATAGTGTTTTTATTTTCGCCATGCGTAGCAAACACACTAGGTTCCATGAGACAGTTCTCATCTAGCCCGCTTATAGCAGGTGTATTGTGTAGTGCATTTTCTAACAGTTGTGCATTTTCGCCTAGCACACCTTCTTGTTCTACACCAAACTGCCATAACCATATGTTGTGATCAACGTTGAAAAGTTCACCAATTACCCTGTGTTTGTCACCAAATTTATCACCATACACATGATGTATTTTTCCTAATGTACCTGCAATAGGATTTTGAATACTGTGTGGTTGTGTGTACAAACCCACAGTTTGTATTACTGTGTCAAAGTTTCTCTGTTGATTTCTCTGTTTTCCTGCTGTGCGATACTCATTGGTGTGTGTGATATCTACCAGCGTCAACAGAGCGTAAAACTCTCTAAGTTCCATGCAACGGATCCTTGTCTCGCAAATACAAACCTAGTTCAATCAATGCACCTTGGTTCTTGCAATCAATACAGTCAACACTAGTATACGACATAAACCTAAGACATTGCAACCTATTTGTGCCCATGTACACACCCCAGATCATTCCATCTTCGTTTATCACAGGAGGATTTATATGTTCCCACATTTCGTGTGAACCTTTACGTTTCTGATAACTTGTATTCCACCATTCAGGTGTACATTTGTAGTACAGTATAGGGTACCACAGTCCATCATCTATTATGCGTGGCATATCACGCCAATACCAACGGTTGTCTGCATGCCAACTCATGGGTGATAGTTTTGACAGTTCCACACTGTGTATTCCAGGATGATCCTGCCATAGGCTTTTACAATGTGTCATAGTGTGCATATTTAAGCCATAAAAAAAGGGCGATGTAAAAAACACCGCCCTTTAATAAGTTTATGGTTAAAACTTAGGTTAAGTTTGAAAAGTATGCAACAACTGCTGCTGTTACACCTGTCTGACCAGCAAAGTTTGAACCTGCTGCTGGAGCAGCACCTTCACTGAGAATGTGAACAACATCACTTGCACCAGCGTTAAATCCGCCTGTTGTGTCGTCGCCAACACCAATGACTGTTGCTGTAAGTTGGATGAACTGGATGCATGCATCTAGTTCGTCTTGTGTTAGGTTTGACTTTGAAAGACTTGTTAGGGCTACCTGACGGTCACCACTAAATGTATTTGCGTTTTGTACGCCTACTGATAATACAGCCATTTTTCTATTCCTTCTCTAAAATATTATACTAGCTCGAAGCCAGGATCTGTTACTGTACTGCCACTGCAGTCAAGGTTATTAGCACCTGCAGCACTTAGTGTGCGAATTGCAGTTTGTAGTGAACTTGCTGTGTAAGCACCAGCTGGGTATACAGCAACACTGATTTGACCTGTTGTATCACCTTCAACTTGATACATTTCAATGTTTGCACCACCGTTCATGATTTTTTCAAAGATTGCTTCAACGCCTTCGCCAGCGTCTAGCTCGTTGCGTAGATCTTCTACGTTACCTGATACGTCTTGTACAATGATCTTAAAGAAATCAAGTTGTGGTCCGTTTAGGATCACTGTTTCGTCTGCACTGATAGCGCCGCTGCCGCTAGCGCCTCTGTCTTGGTTAACAACACCGAATGCTGAACCATGTACACGGGTTACTTCCGCCATAATTTTTCTCCAAATGTGTGCAAATGCTTTGCATCTGCTTACAGTTATTTATGACGGATTATAGGAATTTTCGTCCAATTGCGTAACCAGCGCCAAATGCTGCCGCTGCTTTTGCCACAGTTTTTATTGCACCTTTTGCAATACTGTCGCGTTGCGGACCGCCGCTAACAAGTCCTTGTGATACTGTTGCTGCAGCATATGGACGGAACATGTCGCTGCGGAATTTTTGGTCTTGACGATTTGCGTTTATCATGCGTTGGGCAACTGCTTTGCGTTCATTGTCGGATGCACTACCATAGTCCTGTGCTATGCGACGTGCGTTTTTAAGCAGGCTATTGCGAATTTGTAAATTCTTTTGCATGCTTAAGAACAACTCTCTGTCTTGGGCTTTGTTTATTTTTCCACTGGCAACTTGACGCAAATAACGTTTGAACTTGAGTTCATCCAAATACACATTGCCTGAACTTGTTAGTTTATCACTGAATTTGCTTTGATTGGACAGTATTGCTGCAAGATTGTGCAAGTCTGTTGCACCTGTGCGCACATTTGAAAAGGTTTGGAACTGCAGTGTCTTTTTTGCATATGCTGCAGCAGCCTCGGGGTTTTCATAACGCATCTGTTGCAGCATCAACATGTGCTCAAAGAAAGTGTTGGCAATGTCATACTCACTGTAACCAGTGGCATCTTTTGGATTGCGCAAGTATCTTGCTTCTGTGAGCTCTTCTCTTATAAACTCAAATGCCATTACCATTCCTTCTTTATGACAAAGTTATTGCGGTTGAATTCAAGTCTATCGTTAAACTTTACTGCACCGCCTGCTTTGCCAACTGCTACATAACCTTCAGGATTTGTAACTTCATACCCTCGGTCGGTTTTTACAAATGTTCCCATTCCTTCAACTGTATTTAACTTTTTAATTAGCATTAATTTTAAATTTGTTATCTGCTTGTATACAGTGAGTATGCTAAACAGTGTGTCTTTGTTTTCTGCAAATGAATCTTGCATGTCTTGTATTCTTTGCAATCTTGCTTGTGCTGCTGGACTGTCTTGACCACCTTTTAACTTTGCAATTTCGCCTTGCATTTTGTTTGCAAAAAAGTCTTGTAGTCCACGTAAAAATGTGTTACTGTCTCCAACACTTTGATTTTTTCTAACAAGATTGTTTATGTAAGGTTGCACAAACTTTTTAAAGTCTGCTTGTTGTGTGACTTTGTCAAAATTGTCTTTGTCTGTATTGGCCAATGTGCTGCTGATTTGTTTTATACCACGTTGTATGATGCTGTTTTGTTTGTCACTTAGTGTGGCACTGCCTGTTACATCTTTGTAAAATGCATCATCTACCCAAACACTTGGTGTTTTCTTAAAGCCTTTTACAGCAACGCCAAAACTGCTTTTCATGTCTGCAATGGTTTCGCCTTCATATGCAGTGTGAAATATAATGCCTAGGTTGGCAGCACTCATGCGTTTTGCAGCATCACTGTCTGCAGGCACTGCATATGTAATAGTATTTGGGCGGAATGTCAAGTATTCTACACCATCAATGGTTTCGTTTTTCAAACTGTCTTTGGTGAACATCATGTCGCCTTGCACCACACCTTGAATGCCCAGTTTGCTTAACTCATCTAAACACAAGTGTAGTTTGTCCTTAACTGGACTTTCGCCATACACATCATCAATCTCTTCGTGTGTGCGTCCTAGTTTGGGTGTTGCACCAAACACACTTTTTGTGCCTACAAAAAACTTACCGCTCTCTGGATCTGTGCCACACACAATAGCAGGTGCACCGTCCCATTTGACAGTGACTTGCTGGCTACGGTCCCCACCTTGAGCCAGCATGCCACGCACACCTTCTAGGTATGCCAGTGCTTCGCCTGCACCT